ACCGTTGGCGACGAGCGCAGCATCGTCCCCGAACAGATCCACCCACTCGAAGCTCGACCGTTTCAGCAGGTCGATTTTGGCCATGATGAACTGGCCGAGCGGCTCGGCAGGATCGCGCGACGAGCCTTCCCAGATATGACTGCACAGAGGACATTCGGTTACGGCGGCCGGTACGACAGCACCGCATTCAGGACATTCCTTGGTCGGTGCATCACCGTTGGCCTGCTTGCCATCGAGATCGACATCCTGCTCGAGCGAGCCATGGATCAAGGTCGACGTTCCGAAGTCGAGGACGATGCAGTCGGTCTTGACGATGCCGGGATATTCTTCCGGGTTCACGGTGCGCAGGCCACGACCGATCATCTGGATCATGGTGGATTTGAACGAGCTGGGGCGCAGCAGGATGACGCAGGAGGTCGGGGGGTGATCCCAGCCTTCGGTCAGCACCGCGACATTGACGACCACCTGAATGTCACCGGCGTCATAGGCGGCCAGGGTGGCACGACGGGTCGCGTCATCCAGATCCCCATGTACGACTGCTGCGGGAATGCCATCTGCGTTGAAGGCGTCGGCCACGTTCTCGGCATGACTGACGGTCGAGCAGAACGCGACCGTCTGGCGGTCGCCGGCCTTATCTCGCCAATGCGCAATGACCTGTTCGGTCACCGGCGCCTTGTTCATGATGGCGTCGACCTGTCCCATGTCGAAATCGGCAGCCGTCTTGCGAACCTTGCCGAGATCTTCACGAACCCCGACGTCGATCACAAAGGTGCGCGGGCGGACGAGATGGCCCGAGGCGATCAGTTCACCCATGCGGATCTGGTCCGCCACGTTAGTGAATACTTCGCGCAGTCCCTTGCGGTCACCGCGATTGGGCGTGGCGGTGACCCCGAAGATGCGCGCCATCGGATTGCGGTGCAGCACCTGGTCGATGATGCGGCGGTAGCTGTCGGCAACCGCGTGATGCGCCTCGTCGATCACCAGCAGATCGACCGCCGGCATGGCATCCAGATTAGCCGGCCGGGAAAGGGTCGGCACCATTGCGAAGGTGACCTGGCCATCCCAGTTTTTGCTGCTGGCATCGACGACCGAGGTCGACATGCCGGGATTGACCCGGGAGAATTTGTCCCGGTTCTGATCTGTCAGTTCATCGCGGTGGGCCAGGACACAGGCCTTAGCGCGGCTGTCGCCGATCATCTGGCCGGCCACCGCAGACAGGATGATCGTTTTGCCCGTGCCGGTAGGAGCCACACCGAGCGTGTTGCCGTGGGTGTCGAGCGCAGACAGGCTGCGCTCGACGAAAAGGGACTGTCGGGGACGAAGGATCATGGCGTGCTCCTCACTGCGCCCAGGCGGGACGACCGCCAGTTGCGGGTGCCGAGGAGAACTGAGGCGATGCAGCCGCTGGCGCGGCCGCGACCGATCCCATCAGCGCCGCATATTCGCGGTGGTCCGGGGTAACGGCGGCGCGAATGTCGTTCTTGTCATCGCCATTGCTGTCGGTGCCGACATCAATGCGGGCGACGAACTCCAGTCCGTCGAGGTCGCCGAAACCGCTGATACGGCGTGCCGCCTGGGGCTGCGGGCTGTTGTCCTTGTCGGAAATACCGCGCGCCGAGTTCAGCATCGAGCGCACCAGACCGCGCCCCATATTGGCCCAGTCGGGACCCTTCGGGCTGTAGAGCCCGATCATGCCGAACACCTTGCGCTTGGCGAAGGGACCTTCGAGCACCGTGTATTCAATGTTCAGATAGACCGAACCGGTGGTGCCACGGGTGGCATAACCACCAGTCCAGCCCTGGCTGGGATCATCATGGCCGCCCGGCCGGATGGTCATGCGGACCTTGGCGAGAGTGCCCTTGGGGATGATGTTCGAGGTCTGTTTGGCGTCGTTGAAATCGTTCCAGCTACCCATGATGGGTCTCCTTGTTCAGGTCAGTTTTGGGGGGATTGGGTGTTGGCTGCCGGCACGTCGGGCAGGCCGAATTCCAGCCGATCGCTGGCGGGCGTGACGGGGCCACGGATCTTGGCCATGAGCCGGCCCAGGTGCGGTTCCTCGACCAGCGCGAGGCGGCCAGACCGGTCCTTGGCCGGGTAGGACCACGGGTTGATCGTCTGGCAGATGAAGGCACGCGAAGCGTTTCCGGCCTCGTCCTTCAACTCGGCCATCGTCAGGACTTCATCGACGATGCCCGGCAGCTCGAGTCCGGTCTTGGAACCGTCGATCTGCGGCTGAAAAACCTTGCGATTGAAGTCGTCCAGCTTCTCGTCAAGGATGCCGACGAACCAGACATTCTTCGTCCGGGTGTGCTGGAGATGGGTCAGCCAGGCGATCATTTCCCGGCCGTGCAGACCATAGGCACCGCGCATGTCAGGCTTGCCGGTCTTGTCGGAAAACGCCTCGGGCTGGCCCTTGCACCACTGGAAGCACAGGCGCCCGGCAACAGTGATCGAGTCGATGAAGACCGTCTCGTACCGATCGATCGCCGCAGCATCGCCGAACCGGGCGCACACCGCATTGTAATGCGCCTGGCTGTAGACCTGATCGTCGCGCAGCGCCGGGTTGGGCCCGCCGATGAACACGGCGAAGTCGCGGCATTCTTCCCATGTGCGGGGACGGATGCTGTCGCCGGTCCAGCCTTCGATCGCGAGGTCGCCGGCTTCGAGGTCGAAAAACAGCGCGGTCGAGGCCGGGAGCGTCCAGAGCAGGCTGGTCTTGCCGATGCCGGATTTGCCGAAGATCACGCCCTTGATACCGCGGTTTTCCGCGAGACGCTGATCTGCTGAAATGATCGGGAGAGTCATGCTGCGCCCTCCAGCTTGAGTTTGAAGCTGGGGGAGCCGCTGCGCACCGTGCGGGCGGTAGTGAAGGCGCTGCGAATTTGGCTGGGCCAGGCCGCGAACTTGCGCTCGGAGACCTTGAAGCTGATGTCGACATATTCGCGGGGGTCTTCGCCGTCGGCCTTGATGCGCTCGACCAGCTGGGCCAGTTCGAACTGATCCCAGTCGACCTTCTTCGGCAGGTCCGCGACGATCGTCACATCGCCATCAGCGAAGCGCGCGGTGCCAAATTCCTTACCAGCGTCGGCACGCACTTGCTGGGCGCGATCGGCATATTTGAGGGCGAGTGCGCCATTGAGCCACTCGCTGGCCGTCTTGGCGAAACGAAGGCGTTCCTCGACCTCCTGCTGGAGATGGACGAGCATCTCGGCCGGCAGGGCGACGATCTCGCCTACGGCCATGTGGACGAAGTCGTCCACGCTGATGGTGTTGGGGATGGTCATGTCGGCCGCCCTCACGCCACGGCCTGCGCATCAGCGCGGGCGGTATTGTGACGGGCCTGGGCAGCCTCGAACGCCTCGACATCTTCGAGGCGGTAAACGACGCGACCGCCGAGCTTGATGAATTGCGGGCCTTCGCCCGTCCACCGCCAACGCTCGAGCGTGCGGTGGGAGATATTCCAGCGATCGGCGAGATCGATCTGGTTCAAATGCCTGAGTGACATGAGCGTAACTCCGTTGATGCGCTTTCCCCTTCATCCAGCTTCCTGCTGGCCCTTGGGGATGCGCGCTTTTTCAACGGGTTAGGCGGAATTCGATATAATCAGCCCCGATCTTTCTTGTGACATACGCCAACGAAAAAGCCCCGGATTCCGGGGCTCACGCTAGGCGGATTGTGACATCTGGCGGCGTATGGCGTGACGCGAAAGACTCAGGCTTATGATGTAGCCGCGCCCTCGACCTGAACGTCGCCCAACGAGATTTCTCGGCATTCCGGATTCAGGCGATAGCCAGCGCGCTCTTTCGTCTCGATGAAGGTGTCCTGATTCACTGGGATCCCGAGCATCACGGCGAGCGGATCGAGGGCCTTGCGTAACCGCCCCAGTTGTTGGCGCATCGATTGCTCGCTGATGCCAAGCCGGTCTGCCAATTCGGTTGCCGGCAGGAACGGAACATCCGCTTTTTGTCTCTTTGCGTTCCGAAAGTTCTCGATTAGCACCTCGACCACGCGAAAATTTGCACCGTCCAGATGATGGCCACCCTGGAACACGATGTGCTGGCTGTTTTCATCCAACGCAAATTCAAGAACTGGGGTGCCAAGGCGATCCATGAACGCCTTGGCCTGTGCATCGTAGTCGGAAGCCGCGACCGCTTCTATGTGTCCTCGACTGAAGCAGGTTGCCAGCAGAGAACCTGGCGGAAGTTCGTTTCGGTACAACGGCCCGATGTGCGACGAAACTGCAGTGGTGATCACGTCCTCAACCGCCTTCGCGTGGCGTTGAAAAAGGTCGAAAATCCGATCACCAGCATCACCGGTCGTCAGACCGGGAAAGTAGTCCAAGGAGGACACGACCTCTGGAAAGTCTACGAGAAACCGTTCTTTGGTTGTCGTGGCAATTCGCTGAAACGTCGAAACATAGCCCAAGGCCATCCGCAGATCGTCGTCTGCGCTGCGATCGGCCAAGAGGAGGTCGCGCATGTAATTTTCAGATGGCTCATTGTCCGCCATGCCGGCGGCAAGAACCGCAAAGCGTCGGTCGATGCATTGCGAACAGACCCCGCAGTGCTTCTGCTTTTCGGTCCAGATCCGCGGCCTCGTGCAGCTTACGGTCTGCTCGAGCATGTCGGCGACCCCCGCTTCGGCGATTTTCCGGGTCACCTCCTCCTTCGTCAACCATTGTAGAGGGGTCTGGATCTCGATCTGGCGGTCTAAGAGCAGTGAAAACAGCGACTCCAGTCCACGCAGCACTTTCGGGTGTGTAGTACGCGTGGCGCGACCACCCACAACATCGCCCGACAACGGCGGATTGATGCTGACAACACCGTTCTCATAAAAGCTGAAGCTGTCCTTGCCGGTCATCCTCGCTACCACAAGCCCGAGGCAGGCAAATAGGAACGACCGTGTCCGCTGCGTGAATTCACGCGCCCGTACATTCTCATTGCTGACCCAAACTGGTATGTACGAAACCTTCTGACCAAAACCCCTCTGTTTCAGGCCTTCGATCAGGTTTTCCTGAACGGCGCGTATCTTGGTGGAAGAGTAGTGTCCAACGAGCGTGACCGACTTCCCGCGCGTGATGATGTCGTTGACGGTTCCCGCAAACGAGTCGACACCCCCAGAGAATAAGGCGACCTCGTCGTGCTCTGCGGATGCGTCGATGAGATCGGAAAAGTACAGTTCCCCCGGCTGGAACGGAGCTTCAGTTTTTCGGAAATCAAACTCGTAACTGTCATCCGACAGGAAGCCCAAGGTGTCCGCTAGGATCTTTTGAACCTCTGGGTCCTGCCAGACCTCGATCTCGCGCACCGGGATAGAAAACCGCAGGCTTCGGCGCCAGTTCTCACCGAAATTCGTCAGCTTGTCAGAACCACGGATCAGTCGCTGATCAGCACAATATACGTAGGCTGCCACCTCGAGCAGGTCGATCAGTAGATCGGGCACATTCCCGAGCATTGTCCGGCTGATGTAGTCGATGCGCAGATTGACGTTCTTGGATGGCCCGTGGACGTCCAGAGTGATAGCCTCCTGGGTCGAGGGCTGAGACACTCCGCATTCGATCAGAAACCGTTTCACGGTGCCCCCTTCCTCATTTCAAGCTCGATCCGCATTTTCTCGACCGCATGGGCTGAGAACCGACGGACGTCAGCCTTCGACACCTGCTTGCCGTCCCTATAGTGGTTCTTACCCAGCCAATCTTTAGCGAAGGCGCGCATGATGAGTGCCGACTCGTCACAGTGGCGCCGGATCGCATCGTTGAAAGCCCGGAGATCGTGCACCGATTTGGCGACCCGACCGGCACCGACCATGTTGTGGAGATTGCGATCAACATAATAGTGGATCACGCGTTCGACAAAGTTCGCGTAAAAACGATGGGCCAGCGCCGCAAATTGTTCAGTTCCTCTAAGCGCCGCGACCGATGTACGCACATCGATCGCCGTTGGCGTCCATAGTGTTGGCAATGATGCCCGCATCGCGTCGCCCAGAGCCGATAGGCCGGCACGGCGCGCTATTTCGCCC